CTTCCATTAAAGCGCCTTTAAAAGTTGCTTTTTTGCCAGCTTCAAAGTTCTTTTTATTAGATACTTCTAACGCGTCGATACGTTCGTTAAATTTAGTTGTTAGTGTAGAAATTTCAGACTTTAACATCTCGTCTGCTTTTCCAGTAGCGCTTTCTAGCGCTTGTCCGTAAGCCTTTTCCAGTTTAGCGTCGATTACGTCGCCTAATTGGTCTAGGTGTTTTTTAGTATTATCTTCCATTATAGAAAAATTAAAAAAGTTAGTTGTTAAATTTATTTATTAAATACTCGAAAACCTCTTGGCTGTTATCCACTGGCTGCGTGTCAATAGACGGCGCAGTAGCTTTAGAGAATAAACCCTTTAGTTTTAGTAGTTCGGCTTCGATACAGTAGCCCATTTCGTCGCTTATGTCGCCTTTGCGTACAAGCTTAGCTAGTGCATCGTATCTTTTTAAAATGTTTTCCTGGGCTTTTTCGCCTTTAACGTCTAGTATTTTAGCTTGGTCGTTAGCCGCTAGTGTTACGGCGCTTACTTCGTATAGCTTTACTTCCGTTATTTCGCGGTAGTCCATTTTGTTTTCTTTTTGCATTGGTAGAATACCTACGCTGTTTTCAGTAATTACGCCAGCTTTCATTAGTTCGATAACGTCGTTACCTAGTGTAGTCTTAGCTATTTCAGCTGTAAACATTAAACCTTTGTCGTCTTCTACTAGTTCTACCATTTTACCTAGTGGCTGCGCCATATTGTGCTGGTATAAGTATTTTACGCGGTGTCCGTTTTCTTTAATAGTCTTGGCGTATGCACCAGGGCGTATAATATCGCTGTCGCTATCTTTGTTATTAAAGTAGCTAGCGTACCCTTTTACAATACCTTTTTTTTCGTCAGCGTCTACTAGTTCGCCTAGTGGCGCGCTTTTAAATAAAATACTCATATTAGAATAATTTGTACAAATTTACGGTTTTTTTATTAGTGTTACTTCGCCTTGGTCTGGACCTGTTCCGTCGTCTACAGCTTCTAGTATTAAACCTTCTTTTAGTGCTTTTTTAAGCATATCTATTAAACCTTCGTCGCCTAAATAGCTAAAGAAGTTAAAAGGGTTTTCAGCGTCTGGGTTAGCCGCTTGGTATTTTTCCATTAGTATAAATAGTTCGTCCATTATTTGCTTTTTAAAAGTTCGTCCCAAAGTTTTAAAGTGTCGGCGTATAGTTCTGGGAAAAGTTCCTTAAATACAGGGTTACCGCCGTCGTAAAAGTTTTCGCTAGCGTGCGCTAACACTTCCCAGCGCTGGGCGTTTCTACCATATCTACCTTTATAATAAACATTTTTATGACCGCCACCTACTTTGTTTTTAGTAATGGCGCCAAAAAAATCATAAGTAGCGGCTCGTAGTTCGCTATATTCTTGGTCGGTTAGTTTATATTTCTTTTTAAAATAGTCGGCTTTATCTTTATCAAATAAAGTACGTAGCTTCATATTATACTTAAAATGAATATCGCTTTGGCGCCTATCTCTAAAACCAAGTTGTTTTTTAAATTTAGTAAAGTATTTTTCTACTATTGTATTAGAAACTATTTTATAGCTAGACCATTCATTTTGAAAATGTATCTGGTGTCCTATTTCGTGCTTTAAAACCCTTTTAAAGTTGTTACTACCTTTTTTAAATCTTAGCGTTCCTATCTCTATATATGTATTGTCAGCGCTTAAAAAAGCACCGCGATTTGCTTTTAGTCTAATATCTATACTTTGCTTTACGTCTTTTAGTATTTGTAGGTCGCCTACTATATAACCCTGGGCTTCTAATTTCTTTAATTGGTTATATTGGTCCAGTGCTGGGTGGTTAGTACGTTCGAAGTAGTCGCCTAGCGGTTCGCCTTTGCCCTGGTCTGGTCCGCTGTACCTTGGCTTAGGTTTTGGTTTTGTTGCGCCTATAGTTGCTGCTATACTGGCTACGTCTGCGGCGGTTAGTCCACCTGTTAGGTTTTCGCCAGCTAACTGTACGCCTATATTTTCTAAGCCTTCTACAGCTACAGCGTCTTCTATAGGTACTGGTATAGCGGCGCATCTACAATTTATTACGTTACTAGCGCTGCCGCGTCTGTCGCCTGGTTCCATTAGTTCTTCGCCTTGTACTATAAAGGGCTGGTTAAAAGGTACTGTTTGTCCGTCTGCCCTTGCGTGGCTATCGCGTTCGCGTCCATCTAAAGACGTGGACCATTCCTTTTGCAGTTGGTCTTTTGGAAAAACAGTACTAGCGCTTTCTAGTATAGCCTTATTACTTATAGCGGTGGTTTCTGTACGTATAAAGCGTTCGGCTTGGTATTGACTATAGCCGTCAAACTGGCGCCTTAATATACGCGCTTGTTCAGCTGCGCCTACAGCCATAAATTCTGGGTCGCGGCTTAGTTTAGTTGTAAGGGCTATAAGGGTTTTTAAAGCTGTACCCTGTACTAGCGTTACGTTTGTTTTCGCTACCGCAGCGCCATAACTAGCAAAACTTGTGCGCCATTGGTTTTGGTATTGGTCGGCGCTTTGCTTCTTTATAAACTTCTTATAGTTCTTAAAATACCAGTTAGCAAAATGTAGTCCAGTTTCTTCGTAGTAGTCCTCGTAGAATTTAGTTAAATAAGCTACTGGGAATAAACCCTGTACTATTATACGCCCTTCGTCTACAAACTGCTGGACGCCTTTAGCGTATTCGGCGTTATACCACTTGCGTAGCTTAGCTATATACTGGCGTTCCATTTTACCGCGTTCGCGTTCTACGGACGTTTGCCAGACTTGCTTAAACTGTTTGGTTAGCAGTTGTTTAGGCATTGTCTTCTAGTTCGGCTAGCTTCTTGTTTGCATATACTCGCATAGCTTCGCCGCCCCATAAGTTGTAAGCTACAAAACCGTTATCTAGCCAGGGTTCGTCTTTTAGTTTGTCGTCTACAGTACTGTACGTTTTGGCGCGTTCTAAATAGCTTCTAGTGCGTTTTAAAACATCTAAGCTTATTGGTTCGCGGCTACTTAATTGCTGCGCCCTAGCTAGCCCTACGTTCGTCCCAGCGGTTACTACGTCCCTACCGTATTTTTCTATCCAGCCTAGCATACGCTTAGCGTTGTTAGTAGCTGCCTGTGGGTAGTCGTCGTAGCTTTCTGCTTTGCTAGTTTCTTTACTGCTTTCTGGGTGTTCAGCTGGCAGTAGGTCTGTATCGTGTTTGCCACCCCTAAACTTACCATTTTTAAGAGCATATAAATAACTGTTTACGCGCGCCATAGCCCACTGTTCTGAACTTTGTACTGTTGGTCTAACGCTATCTGGGTTAGTTCTGTAAGCGCCTACACCTCGTTTATATACTTCGTATAGTGTACCTACAGTAGTACGTTTGCTTTCGTCGTCGCCTACTTCTTCGTTATGGTCGTTAGTTTTTTTTTCTAGTGCAGCGTTTAGCCTGTCGCTTATTTCTTTGTCTTTGATTTCAGCTATAGCCGTTTCGTATTCTGCGTGGGTGTCAAAAGGCATATATACTTCTTCGCCGTCAAAGGTGTGCTGATGTGTACCACTACCGCCTAGTTCTTCGGCGCGCGCCTGTGCTTCTTCTTCTGTAGTATATACGTCTGTCATTCCTGGTACTTCGGCTTTCACTTCTATACTATACAGCGCTTCTTTGATTAGCCTTTTTTCTTCTTCAATATCTACAGCCATAGGTGCTGGTTCTGGTATTTCTATATCCTGGTTACTTACTGGCAGTAGGTTACTAGGTATATAGTAGTCGTCCATAGCTGGCGTGTCTTCGTCCTTACCGTAATTCATAACGGCGCGTTTTTCGTTTGGTGTTATCCACCAGGCGCTACTAAGCTGTTGTACTACTTTGTCGTTTTCTTCTTGTAGTTCTGGTACAGCTGTAAAGTCAAAATCTAGGTATAGGTTGTCGCCGTACATTGGGACCAGCCAGCGGTTCAGTTCGTCGCGTAGTTTTACTAGTTCTGGTATAACAGCGTTTTGGTATAAAGCCTTTTTAGCTTCCTTCATATTGTTATACGTGCTAGCTTCTGTATTGTTCAGTAGCTGTACAGGTACGTTAAATATGTTACAAATATCTTTTATAGACGCGTTGTATTGTTCTATTAGTGAAACGTCAGAAGCGTTTAAACCAAAGTTTACCCAGCTAAGTTTCTTAGGTGTTATAATAACGTCGCCGCCATTGTTACTACCTTGGTATTGCTGTCTAAATTTATCCTTTAACTGTTGCGCCTGTACTTCGTTTAGGTCGCCTTCTTCGGACATAAGTACACCCCTAGCGGTTTGGTTCTGTAAGTATTTAACCCCTGTAGTAACAGCTTCGTTATTTGTTGTTAAACTTCTAAGACCAGCGCGTAAAGGGCTTTGACCGTATAAGTGGCTGCCTGTACCGTCGTAGTATGGGTTAAAGTCTTTTATGTGTAGTACACAGTCGGCGTCCATACTGTAGTTACCGTTGTACTCTATACGGTATTCTTTTACTGGCTGCATAATACCATTACTTACTATTTCTACCACCTGACTAGGTAGTATATATAGTTCGGTATACTTACCCTGGTTAGGTCCGTTGTCTGGTCCTATACCGTAAACGTAACGGTTACCAGTTAGTTTACCAAAAGCTATTAGTTCAGTTAGCCAGCTGTTATAAGACTGCGCCGCATTAGGTCTGTCTAGAAGTTGGTGTAGTGCAGTGTCTTTAACTTCTACTAGCGCGTTCTTCTGTAGCATCTTAGCCTGGTACATAGTACTACTATCTAGCGTGCCGCTTGTTAGCGCCTTGTAGCGTTTCAAGTCGTTTTCGCTTTGTTTTTCGTACACCTGAAAAGGTATAGTAGTAGCCGCCTTAGTTATAATATTTACCAGCGAATATACTGTAGCGTTCTTACGGTAGCCTTCGTCTATATAACTTCTGTCGTTTTCTGGGTTCCATAATATACTTTCGCCTAAGTACTGGTAGATAGCGCGATTATATTCTGCTGCTGTCTGTTGGGCGTTCTTACTAATAAGTTTTGAAATTCTGTCTAAAAGGCTAGCCATACTTAAATTTTTACAAATTTACTATTTTTAAATTACAAAAAAGTCGTTACGGTTCTTATATAAACTATATGTACTATATCTAAGGCTATCGCATAAGTGGTTATGTTTATCGATTGGCGTATTTATTACCGTACCGTCCTTTAGCTGCTGCCAGTAGTAGTTCTGCTGTTCTTTGATTAGGTTAGTACTTTCCTGGCTTATTATTACGTCAAATTCCTTTAGTAGACTTATACCAGCAGTTATACTACCAGCGCCTTTTACAGCTGGCTTAGCCATACAGTCCATTTGTTTTAGTTCTACTATACTTTTAGGTTCGGCGCTATCGCAAAACATTAGCGTATGGTTTAAGCCTTGCGCCTTTAGAAAGTCCGCTATATCGCGGTTAGTGTAGCCAGTCTTATATAATAACTCGTGTACGTATAGCTTGTTACCCTTCTTAGCTACTTTAAGTATAGCTGTAGGGTCGTTCGTAAAGCCAAAGTCTAAGCCTAGGTGGTAGTCCAAGTCTGGGAAGTCAGCGTAAGGTATCTGGGTCCAGTTCTGGAATATCTGGCGGCTACTAAATACTGCGCGCTGCCCTTCACCAAAGACGCGCCAGTAGTCTGGGTCGCGTTCCCTTAGTAGTTCTATTTCGCGTACTAGTTCTGCTGGTAGAAAGTTGTTATCCTTATAGGTTGTTATCCACGTTTCGACGTCGTCGCGTTCTATATCTATTAGTTCAGTATATAGCCAGTGTACAGGGTCAGAAGGGTTGAAGTCAATTATAAGCTGTTCTGTTGTACGCATATTCAGCTGTCTAAAGTCTTCGTAGTGCAGTTCGTTAGCTTCGTTAATAAAACATATATGGCGCTTCCTACCACGTATTTTCTGTGGTTCGTCTACAGACAGAAACGATATAGTACAGCCGTTATAAGTAAACGTGTTTTCGCTTTTGTTGTGTACGCCTTTGTAGTATATACCTAGGCGCTGTAGTATTCCTATTAGGTCGCGCTGTACAGAACCTTTAATAGCTGGAAGCGTTTTACGTACTATATCAATTGTAAGCGGCTTTTGCGCCGTTGTTATACGGTATACTAGGTACTGACATACTGCAAATGTTTTACCGCTTCTAGTACCGCCCTGGTGTATTTTTATTCTAGCTTTACTATTAAGGGTTTGGTAAAATTGTATATTACAGCTTTCTGTTACTTTTTGTCTGCTGGCTTCCATTCGATTAGCTTGCTTTCTATACTACCGTCGTGGGCTATCTCTTGGCGTTCTATATAGCCGCGCTTCTTACCTTTTGTCTTTAGGTAGAATATAATAGCTGTAGGGTTTTCTTCAGTTATAAGATTATGTAGTTTACTTTCTGCATAGTCCAGCGCTATATTAGCTATATCGTCTACAGCGGCTTTAAAGTCTTTGTCTTTAGATAACCATAGGTAGTAAGTTTTTCTAGCTATACCTACTGCTTTACAGGCGTCAGTTACTATACCTAGCGTTTTTTCTAACGCCTTTAGCATAGCTTCTTTTTTCTGTTGTGTATTTTGTGTAGCCATATTGCAAAAGTACGTAAAAAAGCTATTCTACCTTTAGACCAAATTTTATTTTGATTTGTGTACGTAGTAGACCGTTTTCGGCTTCCAGTTGTATAACCCTTTGGTATAGTTCAGACTTTTCTAGTTTAAGCCGTTCTAAGTCCCTTTTTAATAGTATATCTGGTTTCGACATTTGCTATATATCAGTATACCAGCCTATAGTTACGCCGAATAAAAAGCATAAAAACTGTAGCTGGTGGGTATTGTGGTTAGTTGGTTCTTCGCCGCGTGTAAAGCTATCGGTATAAGATATACCAACAGTACAGCCGTAGATAGGAAAAAAAGTTAAAAACATAGTATTTATTTATTATATTTTTTATAAAGATAGGTATAAAGTTCCCATATTTTAGCGCTGGCTTCTTTATTATTGGTGTATAAATCTGGGCTGCGGACCTTTTTACCGTTGTCTTCTATTACTATTCCTAGCCCTTTACGCGTGGCTACAGTATAAATTTTTATACCGTTTTTAAGCGCCCAGGACATAGCCTGGTGTTTGTCTGTAATCATTATGCTAATTTGTGTTAGTTTATGTTAGTTTATGTTAAATATGTTGTTATATGTTATACTAGTCCCAGGGTACGTTTGTGTCTTTTATTACTTCAAAAGTTTTACTGGCTTTACCTATTGGTTTGTATACACCGCCGTTATGGAAGTCTGGCGCTAGGTCAAACTGTCCCAGCTGCCCATTTTCTTTACGTTTTATTTTTTCGACATATATAGTTACTAGGTCGCTTTTGTATTCTGTCTTTTGACCTACAGACCTAAAGCATACTAGACCGTTATACGCCTTATTATAGAAGTCGGCGCTGCCGCTAATATCGTACAGGTTAGGCTTTTTAAATACGCCGTTATCGCTTTCTATTTTTCTGGGGTGTGCTACTAAGAATAGGTGGGTATTGGTCTGCTGGCAAAACTGCGTTATTTCACTTAGTAGTTTTCCTATATATGTGAAGTCGCGCTGGGCGCTGTGGTCCAGCATATTCCAGGGGTCTATTACTAGTACGTTTACACCTTTTTGGAATACTAGTTGTCTAAAAGCATCTAGTATACCTTTAAGCGTTAGGTTTTCTAAGTCTATTTTTATCCAGTAGAAGTGTTCTTCTATAAAGTCTTTTGTATTATTTAGGTCGTCTGTATTACAGCTTTTACCGTTTAGTTTGTCAGCTATACGCTTTATATGTCCTTCGTATGGGTAGCTTTCTGGGCTAAACATAGCGCATCTAAAATTATATTTAGTAGCTATATTAACTAGAACCTGGTCTATAAAGTCAGACTTACCGCTGTTTGGTATACCCGTTACTACAGTCCATTCTCCGAAGGCCATATTGAAGTAGTTGTCGCTTTCGCCTAGGTTTATACTATAGTTTTTTATACCGTTTTCGTTATAGTTTAGTACGTTATTCCATATATTATTTAAGTTTAGTACGCCTTCTAGTGGGAAGTTCTTAGCGTCGTTTATAATTTGCCGTAAGGTTTCGCCACCTTTTTGTATTAAAACTTCGTTAGCGTCTTTGTAATCGCCAAACTCGACATATTTACAGCGGTAAGCGCCTAACCTTCTGGCTAGTTCGTTACGTAGCTGTAGCCCTGGCTGGTCGTTATCGGTGCATAGTATTATTTCGTCTTTGTCTTCAAAGTACTTATAGCAGTTGTCTAAGTAGTCTAGCTTTTGCGTTCCTTTACTGGCGCCGTTAGGTACACTACAAACGCTGTATAAACCAGCTTCGTGTAGGCTTAGCGCGTCCATCTCGCCTTCTACTATATAGCAGCGCTTTCTGTCTTTAAGGTTGTCTACACCATAAAATATAAGTTCAGCGCCACTAACCATTTTGAAGTTTTTTTCAGCGTCGCGGTACTTAACGTTAATTAGTTCGCCTTCCCTAAAATAATTAAAGTTAATAGTTCTACGTTTTTTCTGTACCTGTGGTATGTACTCTAAACTTTCGCCTATTTTCCAGTGTACTAGCGTTGGTTCTGTTATGGACCTACCAGCGAACCAGTCTATAATACGGTTATTTAGTTCAGCGTTTACCTTTGGCGGCTTTGTATATTCCTTTTTAGGTGTAAATTTTACATTACCAGCATAGCCGCAGTTATGGCAGTTATATACGCCTTCGTCTATATTTACGCTTAGGCATTTGTCGCTTTTGTTTTTTCTGGTGTGGCTACATTTTGGGCATATTGTTTTGGTTTCGCCGCTGTTAGCCGTTAGGTGTATACCTAAGTCCTGTAGTTTCTGTTTGTATTCCATTTGTTTTTTTCTGTTTCTGTTGTTTCGTTTGCTAACCTACAAAATAATCTAGTGCAAAAATTAGCATTTGTACTGTAATAATATAAATAGCAGCAAAATAAGCAGCTGCTTTTAGTAAAAATTTATGGTTTCTGTTTAACTTCATATCTTAAAATTTAGTTTTTTGTTAGCTAAAATTTATATAAATAACGCTTTATGGCGCTGCTTTTTTCTAGCATCATTACTTCTTTTTCTACTTTATTGTTATCACGAAAAATAGACTGCCTAGGGCTGTTTATAGTCTGGCTTGTGTATTCTATACTATCTAAATCAAATACCCAGCAGCCCTTAAAATCTATTACAGCGTAGTACCGTTTTGGTACATCTACGTCTAATAGCGCCTGGTATTTATATACTTCTAGCATTTTGTCTATATACGCTTCGTTTCTAAATTTAAATTCTATTATACATTTTTGACCGTTCAAGTCTAAGCCCATAGCGTCGTAGTGGCTGTAGTCTTCGCCAGTCCATTCTAGTTGCCATTCGTCTAAATTCAGTAGGAATACTAACTGCTTTTCTAGTTCGTGTATTTTATCTATACTATTTGCTATGTGCATAGTCTAGTATTTACTGTGTGCATATTCTAGTATTTGTTTATATTCTGCTGGCGTTAAATTCATTCGCAAATTAAAGTCCTGTATTACGCCGTTATTGGTATTTGCTTTTACCATTTTAACGCCGTCTTCTAAATACGGTACCAAGTCTTTAACGCCTTTTAGCTTGTTTAAAGCCGTAGGACGCGTTCTAAGCGCGTTTCGTTCCATAAACCTGTCTACATACCGTATACCGTTTTTGTCGTTGTTACGTAGCTTTAAAACGCTTAAAAAGTTTTCAGACCAGAATTGGTCCTGTCTTAGCTGTTTGCAAACTTCATAAACTTTACGCAAGTCGTAACCGTCTATACGCTCTATTCTGTCTAGACATACTTTCCATTTTTCTATAGTGGCTGGCGTTTTAGGTCTATACCTTTTAGGAAAAAGTTGTACGAAGTGTTGGTAGGCTTTTTCGACATTTTCAGACTTCGTACTAGTATTTCTTTTTGTATATGTAGTAATATCTTTATTACTATATATACTAGTATTACTTTGTATCGGATTTTCAGGCGACGGTTTTCCAGTCGACGGTTTTTCAGTAAGCGGTGCGTCTTTTAATATGTAGTTATATGCTACTATCTTACCATTCTGGCGCAGTTGTTCACGTTGTAAATAGCCAAGACTTTCTAGTTCAGCTATGGCGCTACGTACAGCGTCCCTACCGTTTTTAAAGTGGTTTGTAATAAAATTTATAGTTATATCCTGGTCGCTTTTGTGGCTAAATAAATAGCAGTATAGCCCTGTAGCCTGTTGGCTTATACCTTCGTGTCTAAATATAGCGTTAGGCACTATAGTGAAGTGGTCGAATTTCGACGGCTTAATAATTCTGTTTAGTTTCATTTTTTTTCTGTTTTTGTTTACTTTTATTCCACTAATCCTTTTATGTGGTCGCAAAAGGTACGTAATTCGCCGAAGTGTCTTATAAAGTCGCTAAACTTTATTTTATCGTCTTCGTATAGTTCCCATAGTACTTCTACTAATAAATCAAATTCTATACGCGTCATTTTGCCGACGTATTCGTAGTTAAATTTAAACCCTTCTGGCGCTGTTTGCGTCCAGCGTACCTTCTGGTTTTCTTCGTCAAAGTATACGGCGTTGTATTTCATTACTAAAACTTTTAATTTTTATTAAAATATTTATCTATTACTTCTTTAACACCTACAAAACTATTTAAGCAGTGCGCCGACCAGCCATTTAAACTAAGTTCTTTTAGCCATTTTTCTTGTGCATCTGTCATTTTATTACGCCCAGCTTTTAGTTCAATAGCCAGTCCTACATAATCGCCACTAGGACAAAATACCATAACGTCTGGTATACCAGCCTTACCACCTAAATACTTAAATTTAAACCTTTCAAAAGGCGTACGCTTACCTTCGTTTGGAATATGCGCTGCTAATACTTCTGGGTATTGCGCCGCTAGATACTGCATTACAGCATTTTGTAGCTTGTCTTCTGGACCTAAATATTTATGGTAGTGGTTTGGCATCTATATTGGTTAGTGGTTTGGCATTGTGTTATATTACATTCTCGTATTTTAACAGACGGTATTTTATTACTTGGTAGTCTATTTGTAGTTTATTATATTTTTGTACTAGTTGTTCTATTGTTAATTCGTCTGTTTTTTCCTTATCTAAAGCTTCTGCTATTTCGTAAAGTTCGTAAAAATTTTCGTCAAGTTTGCTATTAAATTTTCGCATATATGGTAATTCAGCTAAAGCGTGCATTACTGTAGCGTGGTTTTTATCCAAACTTTGCGCTATTTTATTTAAGCTATAGCGCCCTAAATTTCTACACAAATAGTAGTATAAAGCCCTGGCTTCTATATAAATAGTTTGTCTACATTTTAAGCCTAAGTCTATACCGTAAAAGTCTTCTACTAGTTCTCTGTATTTTTGCATTTTCATTGTTATAAATCTTAAAAATTAACCTAAAACTATTATACCGTCGTCGTTTCTTTTACCATCATAGCCTAGCGCTACGTTAGTGTCTTGGTAGTACTTCCAGTCTGCTATAGCTTTCTTATATTCCCTTCTACCTTTTTCTATAAGTTCGTCGCTAAGTACATAATTTTCAACACTATACGGCGCGTTGGTTTCTATTGCTATAAAAACTAGTTTATTTACGTTTAACATATCCATATAAAAAGCCGCCTGTATGTGGTATTTATATTTATATACGTCGCTTAGAAACGCCCTAGGGCTGTTATCCTGGCAAGTTTTTACATCACTAATAAACCCAGCTACTTTATTAACGCAGTCTGGACGTACGCGAACCTTTACGCCTTCATATTCTAAATAGTGGCTTAGTTCCATCTCACCTAGTACGTGGTCTTTAGCTTGCTGGTTTTTATCTAAGTTTTCTAGTATTGTTAGTATACGTTTATGGTCGGCTTCGTCTAGTACTTCTTTGCCTTCTGCTTTCGCTTGGTGTTCGGCGTATAGTTCTTTACCAGCTTTTGTACGCCTGTCTATTTTTGGTATTATATGGTAGTCTTTATAAAATTCGCTAGGTTCGTATATAGCCGTATGTACAGCAGTTCCAAACGCCATACTAGGCGTGCTTTTGAAGTCTGCATTTAAGTAGTGGTGTACGCTTTTTTTAGCTATAATTTTTAAACCGCTGGCGCTTATATAATCTTTTTTACTGTGGTATTCTGCGTTGGTATCTTTTACTATTTTCATTTGCTTATAATTAAAAAGCCCAGGCGCTAGGCGCCCAGGCTGTTGTTAAAACCTACCAGGGTAGGTCTGCGCCCCCTTGCGCTACTTTGGTTTCTTTTTGTTCTGTAGGCTTATATGTATTAAACGACATACTTAAACTACCGTCGTCGTTTTTCCATAGGTTCGCTTTATATTGCGTGTCACCTCTGTATTCGCTTTTAGCGTCTTGTATATCGTCTTGTTTTAGACATTCTACAAGTAGCTTTGGTGTTATTAAAACATTAGCTAAAAGGTTTTGTGGCGCGTTATCGCCAGGGTTAAATAGCCTTACGCCGTTTACATACTTTGTTTTCGTGTTACTCATTATATATTAAATTTTGCAGTTATCTGCTGGTTATACTCTTTTTTCATTTTGTAATTAGCCAGGACCTTTTTAGCCTGGTCTACCGTACCCTTTAGGGTTGCGTTTAGTTGGTTTTCTGTTAGCCAGCTTTTGTTATCCTGGTTACTAACAGCGTTACCTACTTCGTCAGCACTAGCTATACTAGTGTCTAGTCCTATACCTAAATAGCCTAACGCGCGCCCTAAAGCACTAGTAAAACCGTTTTCTAAAAACGAAGTTTTATTTATGTAGCTACTATCGCGGTATTCCTGGGCGTGTGCGCTTACCATTTCGTTACCGTCTGGGTCCAAAATAGTAGCTTTAAATACGCCTTCTTTGTCGTCTAAACTTACTAGGTCTTCGACTATTCGCCAGCCCTTATAGGCGGCTTCCTTTCTAAAGTGTATAAGCCGTTCGTTAACGGTTATATACTCCTTACCTTTTATATTTACTGTTCTCACTTGTTTAGAATTAAATTAAAAG